GGCTGCGCTTCTACGTTTAACAATTGAAGAGGCGGCGGTTTTATTCGGGACGGTGCCGCGAACGCTGAAGCGAAAGCTTGCTGAGAACCCGGAGCTGAAGCGGGCTTGGGATGAAGGCGGACAGCAATTCAAGATTTCGCTGAAGCGGCTGCAATGGCGGCACGCGCAGATGCCGAACAGCGCCGGCGTCGCAATGACCACTCACCTTTCCAAGCATGTGCTGGGCGAGCACGACCGCTCGCTGGTTCTCAATGCCACGGTAGCCGAAATCGATGAAGCGATCCGCGAACTCGAACAGCGCAGCGGATCTTCTGAAGAGTCTACCGGCGACGAAGGAGAATCTTGAACGGCTCCGCAAGCTTCGCGAGCTAACGATCCGCAATGCCGCGCGATCGCGAGACGGCCTGACCAAGCGCTACGCCAAATGGCAGCGCGACGCGGCCGGTTTCATCGTCGATGCACTGAAAGGTGTCATCTGGTCGAAGCAGCGCGAGATTTGCGAATCCGTACAGGTCCATCGCCGCACCGCGGTCAGGTCCTGCCACGATGTCGGCAAGACCGCGCTCGCTGCGCGCGTGGCCGCGTGGTGGATTTCGGTGTGGCCGCCCGGCGAGGCTTTCGTCGTCACGCTGGCGCCGACCGGGCACCAGGTCAAGGCGCTGCTCTGGCGCGAACTCGCGCGCGTTCAGCGCGCGGCTGGTCTCCCCGGCCGCATGAACCAAACCGAATGGTACCTCGGCGACGAGCTCGTGGCTTTCGGCCGATCGCCGAAGGACACCGACCCGACCGCGATCCAAGGCATTCACGCGCGCTATGTGCTCGTGATCTTCGACGAGGCCTGCGGCATCGCCCACGCATTGTGGGATGCGGCGGACTCGCTGATCGCCAACGAAGATAGCCGGATGCTGTGCATCGGCAATCCGGACGATCCGAACACGCAGTTCGCCAACGTCTGCAAGCCGGGCTCTGGCTGGAACGTCATCGGCATCAGCGCTTTCGAATCGCCGAACTTCACCGGCGAAGCGATACCGGATTGGCTGCGGCCGCTGCTCGTCAGCCGCACATGGGTCGACGAAAAGCTGCGGAGCTGGGGCGAGACTTCGCCACTCTATCAATCGAAGGTACTGGGCGTCTTTCCAGAACAGTCGTCGGACAGCCTCATTCCGCTGACCGCGATCTACGCAGCGAAAGAGCGCGAGCTAGAACCGGGCGAGCCGAACGATCTCGGCGTCGACGTCGCCCGCTTCGGCGGCGACCACACCGTCATCATGCACCGCCGCGGCGGCGTGTTTCGGCGACTGTCCAAGGATCACAACCGCGACCTGATGTATGTCGTGGGCCTCGTGGTCCGCGCCATCAAGGACACGGGCGCGAAACGCGTCAAGATCGACGACGCAGGCCTCGGCGGCGGCGTCACCGACCGCCTCAATGAGCTGAAGCGCGACGGCGAGATACCGGAAGATTGCGAGATCATCCCGGTCAACGTCGGCGAAGGCGCGCAAGAGCAAGCCGAGCAAGACAAGAGTGACGACAACGAACGCGGCCCCGACGAGATATTCAAAAATCTCAAGGCGGAGCTGAATTGGTTCGTCCGCGAAATGTTTCTCGAAGGCCGCATCGCGCTGGTCGAGGACAAGCCCGGCGATATGGACGACCTGATGAGCCAGGCCGGCCAGATCAAATACGACTACACGTCCAATGGCCTCATCATCATGGAGGCCAAGAAGATGATGAAGAAGCGCACCAAGGGCGTGTCTCCGGACGATTGGGATGCGCTGGTACTGGCCGCCGCTGAAGTCGAGGTCGACTCCACGCTCGAGCACTGGATCAAGGCTTTCGGATAGCAGATGCCAAGAGTTCGAGAGCCGGGAAAGGTCCGCGTCACGCAAGCGACGATGGACCGCGCGCAGCGCGCCGAGCGCAAGCAGATCAAGGACACCGCAAAGGCCAGCAAGGCAAAGACGGCCGACGCCTACCAGAACTTCCAGCAATCGATCGGCATCGGCACCGACAACTCGCTGACGACCTCGACCTACGGGTTCAATCCGATCACACGCATCCGCGTGCTGCTCGAATGGATTTATCGCGGCTCCTGGATCGGCGGCGTCGCCGTCGATTGCGTCGCCGACGACATGACCCGCGCCGGCATCGATATCAATTCGACGATGCCGCCCGAAGATGTCGAAGCGCTGCAAGACGCGCTTGTCCGTCTCGGCGTCTGGCCGTCTCTGAACGAAGTCATCAAGTGGGCGCGGCTATACGGCGGCTGCCTTGGCGTCTTGATGATCGACGGCCAGGACACCAGCACGCCGCTCAATGTCGACCGCATCGGCAAGGGTGCATTCAAGGGAATTCTCGTGCTCGACCGCTGGATGGTCGAATGCGATTTCGGCGACCTCGTCACCGAAATGGGTCCCGATATCGGGATGCCGAAGTACTACCACGTCACGCCGGATGCGCCGGCGTTCCGCGGTCGCAAGATCCACCACTCGCGCGTGATCCGCATCGACGGCATCAAGCTGCCGTGGTGGCAGAAGATCATGGAGAACATGTGGGGCCTCTCGGTCTACGAGCGGCTTTACGACCGCATGCTGGCGTTCGACAGCGCCACGATGGGCATGGCCCAGCTCGTCTACAAGGCTTACTTGCGAACCTACAAGCTGAAGGGCTTGCGCAAGATCCTCGCCGAAGGCGGCAAGTCGCAGAAGGCACTCGAAAATTGGGTGCTGATGACGAAGCGCCTTCAGGGCAACGAAGGCATCACCATCATCGATGGTGAAGACGAGTTTGTCACCAACTCGCAGAATTCATTCACCGGCATCGGCGAAGCCGTCATGCAGGTCGCCCAGCAGCTCGCGGGCGCGCTGGGCGTGCCGATCTCGAAGCTGTTCGGCCAGGCTCCGGCCGGTCTCAACGCGACCGGCGAATACGACGACAAGAACTACAAGGACGGGGTCAAGCAGAAGCAGGAGAACGAGCTTCGGCCGGGCCTGACGAAGGTGCTGACCGTCACCGCGAAGTCCGAAGGCATCAAGGTCCCGGACAAGTTCGGCTTCACGTTCCGCGACCTCGTCCAGATCGACGAGAAGACCAAGTCGGAGATTTTCGAGCGCGACGCGCGGGCCATCTCCGATCTCGAAGCCGGCGGCGTCATTCGACTGATGACCGCGCTCAAGGAATTGCGCGCGCTCAGCCGCGCCACCGGGCGCATGACGAACATTACCGACCAGGACATCAAGGACGCCGAGGATGCGCCGCCGCGCCCGCGCGAGGGCGAGCAAGGCGAACTGGACCTCGACAATCCGAACGAACCGGAAGAGGACCCCGGCATCGAGGGCAAGCCGGCCTCTGAAAAGCAACCAGCCAAACGGAAGGCCGTCACATGAGCGATTGGAACGACCATCCCGAGTTCGTCGCGCTGAAGGCGCAGAACAAGACTGAAATCGACGAGCTGACGCAGGCTTTCGCCAAGCGCTACGCCGAGCTGAAGGGCTTGCAACCAGGTCTGCGCGATCCGCGCACGATCAACGATTGCAAGGTCTCGCACCGCAAGGCGATCAAGGAAGCGGTCGCGCGCCACGTCAAGGCGGAAAACGAATGGCGGCCACCGGCGCCGAAGGCCGTCGAACCCGCCGCAGAACCCAAGGCGGCTCCGGCGAAAGACGCCAAGGACTGATGCGCTTCGCAGTACGTCACGACCATGCCAACGATCTAAAGCCGCGCCGTCGCGAGACGGAACGGATGCGAAGGGGCTTCGAGCGCGTGAGGCGCGCGGAACAGGAATATGCGCGAGGCCTGCGCGGCATCGCCCGCCACATCGGCGAGCTGGTGCGCGGCATGGCTCCGGACACTCCGGACGATATCGCCGAGATCGAGGCCCAGCTTCGCAGCTATGGCGACATCATCACGCCCTGGGCTGAGAAGCACGCGGCGCGGATGATCGCGGACGTTTCGCGCCGCGACGAGGCCGTATGGGCGGACCTCGCCAAGACCATGAGCCGTTCGCTGCGGCAGGAGATCAGGAGCGCTCCGACCGGCGTTTTGCTTCGCGGCCTGCTCGAGGAAAACGTGCACCTGATTAGGTCGCTGCCGATCGAGGCGGCCGAGCGCGTCCACGAACTGACGCTGGCAGGCCTGACGAACGCGAAGCGGCCGGAGGAAATCGCCCAGGAGATTCTTCGCAGCGGCGAGGTGTCGATCGGGCGGGCCAACACGATCGCCCGAACCGAGGTTGCACGGACATCGTCCGGTCTCGTGATGGCGCGCGCCGTCCATGTCGGCTCGGAGGGTTATATCTGGCGCACCGCCGGCGACAGCGACGTGCGCCAGTCGCACAAGAAAATGAACGGCAAGTTCGTCCGCTGGGACGAACCACCGACACTCGACAATCTGACCGGCCATGCCGGGCAATTGCCAAACTGCCGGTGCTATCCGGAGCCAGTGATTCCGGAGGAAGATTGATGCGCCTCACTGTCCACAATCATCGGCGACGCGCCGCGGACGTGAAACGCGCAATCATCGACCTCCCGAGCGATGCCGAGGGCATGTTCATCGAGCCGGATGTCGTCACGCCGGAGATCGCGGTCGTGCTCGCGCACAACCTCGAACGATCGGTCAACCACGTCGCCTACGCCGACGAGTTCACGGGCGGCACATACGATCCGATCGGGCGATACAATTGCGGCCGCTGCAATCAGGAAGAACGGTCCGACTGCCTGCTTCTCGACATCAACGGCATCAACGAACAGGCCGGGAGCTGCCGCGATTGGGAGCCCGAACGCACGGGCGATCCCGAAATGCGGCTCAAGCGCAAGTCGCCGGATGCCGCCTCCTATGGCGTTGCGAAAAATGGCGTCGGCTTCGGATGCCACCGCTGCCCGTTCGTGCGGACCGCGAAGAACGTCGATAGTCAGGGCCGTTCCTCATGGTGCGGAGAGAACGGCCATTACGTCACGCCGACGGCGTGCTGTGAGCTGAACGGCGCGCCGACAGTTTAAGTTCAGCAACCAAGGAAACAGTGCCAATGCGCTTTACACAGTATCTTGCCGCCGCCGTCATCATGATTGCCACGCCGGTTTCGGAAAAGG